CATACATAGCTATGAGAGCAGCGAGAGCAGTGCCGACTTCCTGATAATGTTCAATTAAGTAAGCTGTACCATCAAGAGCTGTATTAATAACTCCATCACTTGCCTGACCTAGCTCATTGAACATCATATCAAGATTATCACCTATGTTAGAAATCTTACCAGATACGGATTTAGATTGTTCTTGCATGAGGTTGAAGAACATTCCTCCCTTATTGGTAAGGTTGTCAATAACCTGTTCCAACTTGTCAAAACCAATCTTACCCTCTGCAGCCAAATCCTTAATTTCATCCTTATTCACTCCCATAACTTTTGCAAGTTCGGAGAAAATAGGTACACCACGCCCGGCAAACTGATTCAAGTCCTGCGTCATAAGTTTGCCTTGTGTCATACTTGTACCATAAAGATAAACCAGATCACCAATAGGCTGGCTCAATCCGGCTGCAATGTTACCCAAACGGGTAAGTTTATCAATTACATCCTCGGAGGCTGTACCATAGGCCACGAGTTGAGTTGCACTTTGGGAAACACCTTTAAGGTCAAAAGGAGTGGTAGCGGCAAAGTTTACGAGTTCTCCCATCAACTTCTGTGCCTTTTCCCCAGATTGTAGCATTGAGGTAAATTTGATTTCAAGTTGTTGGAAAGTACCATAAACTGAAACCATTTCCGAAGCAAACCGTTTCGCCAGATCGATAGATAAGAAAGCCATACCGGCAGCCTTCATCTGTGAGAAAGACCTAGCTACAGACTGACTAGCCGCATCTGTATGGTCCTGCATCATATCAATATTCTGAACGTATTTCTGAACGTTTCTCTGCATTTCAGAAATATCCAGAGTAGCCTTAATACCTATTGTTCCCTGTGTCTCCATCTTTACATGAATTGAGCAAAATATTCGTTAGCATGAAGTTCCTTTGCCTTTTCTTTTTCTCCTTCTTCCTTTGGCTTAGTACCAGGAATAGCCGCATTGAGTAACATGATATTGGAATATGACCTTTCATTGACAACCTCCTCATAACTCATACGGTAGTATTTCATCACTCCGCTAATTGTTGACCAAGGGCTGTCGCTTCTGGTGTATTCGTCGGTTTCGTTGTCTCGTTTAGACCTTTTAGGAAAATGATAGTGCTTAAAAAAAAAGTGGCATCCATAGTCTGTGCCATATAGTCCTGCAACTTCTTGTATTTGCGGACCGTTAATCTTTTCTTGATAAATCCACCAAACAGCTTTCTTTTCCAGACGCTACGGAAGATCGTCATTACTGCGATATCAGACATTCTATCCGCTTCCTCATAATATACAAGAGTGGCCGACACACTTGTCCGACCGTTTAGCTTCGCCTGGTCTACTTCCTTCATATCCTTCGAAATAGAACCAATATCAAACAACTGTGTAAACGTCAATGGCCTAACCATGAAAGGAATCATACCAAACCAAAGAAAAATAGGGCGCTCTGCAATAGTGTCGGCAACCTGCTTTTGTACATTGTCTTTTTCCATCTTTACCTCAAATTAAAAAGTCCCGGCCCGTAATGACCGGGACACCTGAAACAACCTTTTCGATGATGCCACAATGCTCGTTATCCCTACTCACATTTCAACAATCATCTTTTCACCCAAAAACTATGTAGCGGAAGCCGGATTCGAACCGGCGACACTTAGGCAGTAACCCGCAACCTAATGTTCTACCACTGAACTATCCCGCTTCCCTTATCAGCCTTCCGGAACAGTGTAAATCTTGTTACGTGCCCCACATACTTCCTCACCAGTCTTATTGAGATTAGCAAGTTTCTTGAATTCAAGATTGAAGTTAGGGAAACCAGATTTACCGATGTTTCCAGTTTTGGTGACTTTTACTTTCATACGGGCCCATTGGAAGATACGAGACGGGAAATCTTGGAATTCTTTCGTTTTTAACTCCACGCCTTGATTAGTGAGAGTGAACCCGGGAGTTTCTTCATTCCACTCTCCGTTTTTCGTATATCCCATAAGATATTTGTAGGCTTCCTCGCCCATGTCGTAAGTTTGGACTGTAAAGCCCTCACTACCGGTATCAGACGGAAGAGAAGCATAGAGAGTGTTCATATCTTCGACCTCAATATCCGTATCTCCCGGTGCCTGATCGTTGAAAGACATTGAATCCTTCACAATAGCTTTAACAAGGAATTTGGCAGCTACCTTTTCAAAGTCTGGAAAGGTCCCGGCTGTTTCTCCGGATTCGAGAGCCGGAGATAATTTTAGGTATTCAATACCATATACTGCAGTTTTTGACATAACTAATTTATTTAATTGTAATACGATACTTTGATTTTATAGTTCTGATAACTCGTCCCGTCTTCATCAGGAAAGAACGAATCATCATAAAGAGAGAATTCAGCACCCAAACGAGCTGTATAGATATTTCCTTCGGCATCTTCCGTTTCTTTGAACAGAGGCAAAACAAGTGCTGAAATATGGTCTATCCTTCCGCTATCCGGTTCGCCTGTATCTGCATCCTTCACATGAATGTTGATATTAGCATAACCGTACTGCAGACCGCTTTCTTGCGGAAATGAAAGATGATTGACTACAATGTATTCAGAACCAGAGAAATTAGTCTCTCTCCTGTTTTTGAAAATCCGCACGCCAACATTTCCGGCTGCGAGTATTTTACAAATTTCAGTTATAGCCTGTTGTCCTGTCATTGATTAAATCCCGCTTTAGAAAGAATCCTCCTAATCTTAGTTTGCACTTCCCGTTTCAGATACTTTTCAGTAGATGATAGTACATCATACCCTCGGTTTTCTACAGGTCTGGCATAATTCATACCTGCTACAATTATCAAATCAAAACCAGAATCACCAATCATCTCCTGAATCTTATAGTCAGCATGAAAAGCCTTTTTATCCGTTATCCCTGCACTCTTTTTAAAGCCGTATTCTATGATTTCACCATTGTAAGCAATTACATAACCTATCGAGTTCCGTAAATTGCTTGTACGGTCTTTATACGTGCCATGTTCGCGAGCATGATTTACCGAACCTTCACCGATTACATATAAATTGAAAAGTACCGCTTGCTCGACACGTTTAACGGCCTGATCAAATATAGATGTGACCTTGTTCCAATCACCTGTACGTTTCAAACTCATAAGAATATGCTCAACTTTCTTTTCGTAGTGCCACAACCGGCAACCGTCATTACCTTTTGGGAAATAGAACCGTCAGCTTTAGTTATGCGCACTTTGTCATTCAGCACCGGGATAATCGCAGGAACATACATTGTAATCTGATAGCTATAGACGAAGTCTTTTCCATCGGCAGCCGGAACAGTCTTTGCAGACGAATTCCCGTGAATCTTACAGTCTCCAAGGGGAAACCATGATTCCGGAATCCGCACCGGATTAAAGTTCTCATCATGGGAGCCTTCACCTGGAACATACAACTCTATTTTATCTTCATACCACATATCACCACATACAAGAACCGTCCTCAATCTCTGTCACATCACCAGAAAGAAACTCGGAGGTATCGAAACTAAACTGTTTGCAAAGCATCGATATGTGCTTTGTCAAGCCGACAATATCATACGAGTTGGAACAATCAGCCTCACTTTCAGAAGACAAGGTACGCATTCCTGATAAGTAGGAAAGTACGGCAGACACAACTTTCCTCTTATCTGTGCAATCGTCTTCCGGTTTCAACCCCACATCATCCAACAAATCTTTCACCGTTAACGGAGAAGGATTGTAGTGCAAACACTTAGCTATGAATACCTCCGAATTTGTCATTTCTTCAATTCTTCCAGTCTTGCTTGAATAGCATTCACGACAGTTACACGAGGCTTCTCTAACGCACTTTCAGCATTCAGATAGCCGTTCAATTTCTCGACATCGGCAAAATCAGCAATCTGTGAGATAACTTCTTTTGCCCCCTTAGACATATCAATGTCTGTAAGAACCGGTTTAACCTCAACTACAAGTTTTCGCCTGATTACGTCCTTTGCACGTTCATCACTAAAATGGGTAATTTCTGTGCCAGGTTGATAAAGCTTCTTTGTCTCCTTATCTTGGAACTTTTTAATTACTACGAGTTTCATACAGAGAATTTTAGCCTACGGGAACTTCTTCACCGTCGGGATATTCGACATTCGTATTTCTAACCTTTAGATTAACGATAGCGTTAATACATGAGATGATAGGAACTGCACGCCAAGAGCCTTGTGTATACTCTGCGGCCTGTTGTCCTGTAGATTCGCCCGTAGTCCATTTTGCAATACGAATGCCATCTCCTGCATCTGTGTATTGAACAGATGGGTCTGGCATAATAGCATTGTCCTCGAAAGCAGGTTGTACTTCACCAAGCTTACCATCATCCGTTTTAGGAATAAATACAATTACATTATCATCCCACGGATTGATATTGGTAGAAATACCGTCTTTCTGGTAAGCAGTCCGTTTATTGATTTCGATGATATTAGGAATCTTCATGGATTTCAGATAAGTCGAGAATTCATCCTCTGTCAGAGAACGGGTATTCTTATCTTTACCAAGATAGCCGGTACGTAAACCGATACTACGCATCATCCAATACTTGATAACAGGAGCCATCAACAACGCATCGAAAGTAACGCCTTTATTGGCATACTCATAAACAATCTTCTGCAGAATACGTACTGCATCGATAGCCGCATTATCAATGTTCTCCTCGGTCCATTCCTTATCAGAATCAACCATCTGTTTGTTTTCTTCTGGCATACCATAATCAACCAGATACTTACGTCCTTCCGGATTATCAATAGCCGGGTCGAAAATAGCCATACCACCACCAGAGAGTGCTTTCAGAATAATTTCATCCGCCACATCCTTGCAACCGAGATAAGCATCTTTGTAATCACCGAACAAACATTTCTGAATTTCCTTTAACTTCTGAACAGGATTAATACGATTATTTTCGTAAACCATCAGCATGGTACGCAATGTCTTCGCATCCGTTTTGAACTTGTGGCCTACACGGGGAATCTCACCGTTCCACAATTCAAACCCTCTACCAGCGCGTAATGGAGTATCAGCATCGTTTCCGATGATAGAAGCACGGATACGAACACTATATTTCCCCATGATACCTTCGGCAGTCAAACCCAGTTGAGGAGGACGGAAATCGAACCAACGATCAACGTAGGTCTGTTCCCAAAGCGTTTTATTTTCCAGAGTCGCCTTATCAAACATGATCTGCATCGTGCCAATCAAGTCAATAGGCTTCCCTGTTTTTACGTCATTGATTTTAAAAGTCGAAAAAATAGATTTCATTTATAGCCTCCTTTCTTAGTAAGAATCAGTGAATTGAATGTTGGGGTTGTCTTTCAAGCACATTCCTTGAATGAACTTCTCCGGAATAGGGGGAATACGTCTTTTGTAGTACATTTCTCCCTTAGAATTGATAGCAACATCCACAGATACCTCGTCAAGACCGATATAAGTTCCCATCGGTTCAGCCCCCACAGTAATTCCTTGCGGATGCTCAATAGGGAAAACAGCCGGAGCCTTACCTTCACCCTCTGCAGTTCCTTCAATCACTTCAAACAAAGCATCACCAACCTTCAAGCCAGCAATAGCTTTATCAAGCACGACGACAAAGCCGTTACGATCATTAATAATCTTCGTGATACTTACAGTATCCTCAAAGTTTCCGGAATCGTTCATTGCAACATGATCCCCTACCATGAAGATGGGAGAAAGGAATTCATCATTTTGCAAAGAGACTTTCTTCGCATCGGTTGCATCGATAGCTACAACACGGGATGCTTTCAACACGACAACTTGCCGGGACGATGTTTCATCATACTCGGCAAGAGAAGCAGAAGGAATAATCACGCCAACCGGATAGTTGACCTTCTCCTTGTTCAGATTAAATCCACCTACTACTCCGATAGCCGGAGAACCAGTGCAGATAGGACGAAATCCACCAACTTGCTTTTTTCTAAATTTCATGTCATTTGTAAATTAAACATTAAACGTTCTATTCTGGAACACCTAAAGATTTCAACCAGTCAGCAGCCACAGCATCCTGCACCTGTGAATCAGACGCTTGCGACCCATTGTCTTCTGCAGGTTTCAAGCCTTTTGTAATAAGATGTTGCTTGTAACTAGTCAGATATTCTTCTGGCTCCTTATCATCCGGTACTGTAACGAACTGCATTTCATCCTCTGTCAATCCCAGTTTCTTCATCGCATTAGATATGGTAGTTTGTCGATCAGTCTGGCTCTTATCTTTTTTAAGAGTTTCAATCTCATCCTTGTAAGGCTTAATTGCAGCTTCCAACTTTGAAGTAAAATAGCTATCCAACTCTTCCGTTGTATAACTCGCCTTACCTCCCTTGTTACCATCTGCACCTTCACCACCTGCTGTTACTGGTTTCCCGTCCTTTAAACCGTGTTTTTCCTCATAGTTTTTAATAGAGGAAACATTTGCTTCATTAGCCCGGTAGTCCCCGTAGGATTTAACTACGTCTTGAAAGTTGATGCCGTCTACAATTCCCGTAATCTGACTTTCATCCGTCACACCTTCCGCCTTTTTAGTTGCCATTCTTTCCAGAATGGCTTCGTCAACACCCACAAATTTGGTTTTCAACGCTTCTAAAAGTTTCTTTTTCATATCTAAATTGATTAATTTGCGGTAAAGATATAAATTATTTCAAAAGTGCGTTTATTAAACTCGTTTATTTTTCACAGCCATAACTTGCAATATTTTAGATAATTACATATCAAACAATGAAATAATTCAAAAAAAACGAATACAATCCTTTCATATATTAAATATATGATATATATTTGCAACTAATAAAAGAGTTTATTAAACGCATATATTTATAATTTATACAGAAAAGTATTATTAACCATTTAACGCAACTGATTATGACACAGAAAGAAAGAATAGAAAAAGTTCGTGAAGCCCTTAATAATGGCAAATGTTTAAGTGTAGAGTTTTACAAAGATGGTTCCGGTGCGCGCTTTCACTTTATAGACCCTCACGGGGACCACGGATTACCATGCGATTGGTCGATGTCTTTTCCAATTGAGGAAGCAATACAAATCATTAGTGGATTTCGATTTAAGCAACACGAATTAAACAAATGTTATTAACCAGCAGGGCGAAAGCCCTGCACAATACACCAAATTATGAATACATATAGTAAATTTGTGCCAAATGTGTTTTTGGCAAAGTGTAGTGAACAACACGAAAAAGGAGAAACTATTTTGGTATCGACTAAATATGGTAAAGAGAATGAGAGCATAGTGTTTAACTTAATGTTTGAGAAAGATGGTTTTTACTATTATTCCATTGTTAGAGCTGACGGGTTCAATGTTCAAGAATGGGCAAAGCAAAGAGCAGAACGTCGTCATGAATGGGCTGCATCAGCAGCGCAAAAGAGTAATGAGTATTTTCAAAGATCAAACAAACATCGAGATTTCCTTTCTTTAGGCGAGCCTATCAAAGTAGGACACCATAGCGAACGAGGACATCGTAAAATGATAGATGATGCCTGGAACAATATGGGTAAATGTGCAGAGTTCAGCGATAAGGCTTACGAACATGAAAACAAAGCAAAGTATTGGGAGAAAAGAGCCAACACCATTAATCTGTCTATGCCGGAAAGCATCGACCTATACGAGCATAAACTTGAAGAAGCAAAAGAATACCATGCAGGATTGAAATCCGGCAAGTACCCACGTGAGCACTCTTTCTCTTTGCCATACGCAAAAAAAGCAGTAAACGAGGCTCAAAAGAATTATGATCTTGCAGTTAAATTGTGGGGGGATGTTTAATCGGTAGCCTTCGGGTTACCTTTAATAAAATTTGCAGAAATTCTATCAGATACTTTATATTTGACCTAAATTTGCAAAAATGAAAAACATTGTAACATGAAGAAACTTACAAGCATATTAAAAAATCAAACTATCCGAATTGACAACCATGATAGTGGAACAGGCAGACCATTTGAGTGGGGTACAGGTGTACACATTCATAAAATTCTAAATGAAAAGAAATACAAAGGTGCAGAGTTTATTCTTCCACTTGACAGACCCGGAGAAATTAAGTATATAAGAGGATATGACATATCCGGAAATATCGAGAGCGAAATTAGAAAAGCATTCAAAGATGAAGATATTCGAAGAAAATTCATTTTAGATTTGGGAGAAGCGCTTAAAACAATTGCTGATAGTAATCATTTAGATGAAAAATTACGTAGGAAGATGCTCATCCAAAGCGGTACACAATTAATTAAACTATTTGGCGCAAAACAAATAGCAAGTGTGAGCTGGTTCAGAGATGGAGATAATTTCATATCAGAATTTATATGTCAATCCGAACCGCATATTTATATTGAGCAGAATGTAAAAGGAAACTACATCACAGTTTCTAATAGCGAACAATACATTGAATTATTCGATGAAATATTCAAAGAAAACAAGAAAGCAAAATGAAGCAGACAAGTAAAGTATATCACGTAGAACTCTCTGAACCAATAGAAGTAGATGGAAAATCGGAGAAGCATTTCTACTTCGGCTCACAAGCTGCCATCTACGGCACTTTCTCCGCTGAACAGCTAGGAATAAGCTACGGCTATCTAAAGTCTAAATTTCACCTAGAGGAAAAGCCGTACAGCAACGATAAATGTACCATCCGGCTAGGAGCACTAATAAGAAAGGAAAAGTCTGAATAACCTTTTGTTTTTCAGAGATATTTCATACATTTGCATTGTGGAAAGAGTGAGGGAAGTTATGTTCCCGCTTTCTGCACCAGCCCGGGCGGAGCAATAATCCGCCCATTTTTTAATTTAAATCTAAACATGAAGAAACTGCATATAATTTTAGCAATACTCAATATCGTCTCGATAATTCTATTGATCCAAATCGTTTTTGGTTGGATTCCATCTTTTGAATGCGACTATCCTGTAGACAAGATAGATAAAATAAACAGTTTAATTATAGACTTTAGTATTGGAGTTATTACAAGTACTTTCTTCTACTATATCCTAGTGTACAAACCAGAGAAAAGAAAGGAAAAAGTCATTAGAAGTATTATATCAAGTGATTTGCTTTATATAGCTAATAATATGCAGATGGTGCTAGCGTATGTCACTAAAACCTACTCACTAGAAGTTAAGGACAAGTATTACAAAAAAATACCCCAAAAAGAACTTTTAAAGATAAAAAATGAAAATCATACAGAATTTGAACAAATCTGCTTTTTCAACATTGAAATATATCCAGATGTGTTAGGTGAAAATACTCATAGTCTAAGTACTGACGCTAAAAGCTTGAATTATACAGCAGAAAGTATATTTGAGAAAATCAATAAAATAAATAATATTCCCAATATTATATTTGAAGACGAAGTGTTAATTTCAACCTTAGACAGTATCTCTAGATGTGTCTTTTATAATAATATTCACTCCATGAATGGAATATCAAAAGACTTCTTTAAAAACGACTATGAACGTTTATCTTTAGTATTCAATTTTCGTTCAATCAGAGAATTACATAGCCTTTATGTTACTCTTACTAAATATATCACTCCGTCCGTCTTTAGTATAAGCTATAATTAATAATATTACTACAAAAAGTAAAATTGCATTTTCAATGTTCTTTTTTCCTAGAGATAATTATATAGTCTCATTAATTGATGTCTTAGCTTTTGCCACCTGCTTATTTTATCCCCTCCGAGAAGTTGTCTAAATTCGACTTCCAAATCATTCAATAATCCCTGCATTTCTACTTCTACTTTATCTCTTATACTACGGCATCGTTCGTATTTCTCTTTTATTAATTGATTATCCCTCATCGCTATATCCTCTCTAATATCCTTATTAAGAAAATTATAGTCAATTGCAGAATGTCTGATTTTAGATATTAAATTATCAATCTTAGCACACAACTCATTCGACAAATAAATTTTATTTAGAGTAGTATAATTTCGGGCTTCTACATATGATTCTTCGAATAATTGAAATAACTTTCTCTGATGTTCCTCATAAGTTTCATTTCCATGTGTAATTTGCGTAGCTCGCGTAAAATCAATTAAAGTTTGCTGCAAGATTGTCAATTTCTGAAATATCTGTTTAACAACCTCTGCACGTTCTTGATGAAGTTTACTAAAAACAACCTCGGAACGATATTTTCGATAATCTAACCTAGTTTTAAAAATCTGCTGGGCTATGAAAATGAAGAATGCAATGATAGCACTCCATGATAAAGACTCATTCATACTCTATTTTTTTACAAAGATAAATATAAAAATAATCAATCTCCTTAATAATACCTATAACTTCCACAACAGTTTTAGCAATCCCTCTTTATCCATGTAGTAGACGTCCGGAAGCTCCCCTATCCTATCAATACCTTTAAAGCGTCCGACCTCCCGATTAATAGCAGAACGAAGCTCTTGGTACTTATCATTCGTAAAATAGAATATTGCCCGATCAGCTTTCCGAGCATCCTTCATGTATTTGCGAATAGTATTCTCATTGGCATTATCAATGTATTTCACATCCCATGTATGATCGTCAAACATTAAGTCCGGTACACCTTTGCCTTTACCATTCTCCGGCAGGAATTCTACCTGTTTTCCATTATTCTTTGCTAATAGCTTACCAACCATCTTTTCAGCATCACCACCGCCTTCAGTGTTGGTAAACTGGTGCTCACCATGATAAACATTAAACCCACCACTGTATTCATCAAAATAGGCTTTCGTCCATTCTTCCCCATAAGATTGATATTTCTCCTTTGACTTCTTACGAATCTCCATTCGTTCTCCGGTGTTTATCGCTTCAACTTTCACGCCTGTATATTGCGGATTATCCTTTATCCAATACGGAAGAGTACCACGGTTATTTGCCTTTTCAATTCGTCCCTCATTTTCCTGCATCCATGAATAAAACTCACTTGGCGGTTCAGTAACTTCGTATTTCGATTTGAATCCTGCCGTATCCTCTCCGGCAAGAATCTTATCAGTGAGCATATCTACTTCATCATCCGAAGCAAGCACACTAATCGCATGACACATACAGTTAGAATGCCATCCTGTAAACTTGAAGTCTTTTGGATATACTCCCGCAAGTTTATCGCAAATATCCTTTTCCGGATGATTCTTTGAGAGTTTTATTTCAATCCCTACAACAAAATCAAGTTGGGCCCACCTTTCATGATCGGCTGTCCGATATGCAATATTAGGCTCCGTCCGTGCCAAACGTTGAGCATTGCGGCTACTACTACGATATTGACCTGGCCCCGGATGATAAGCTTTCGCGTTCTTTGATAAAACAAGCTCTCCCCGTTCATCACGAACTCGTCGAAATAGCTTATCCGGCTCATTCAGGTATTTTTTCACCTTTGCCGCCATCGTATTTGCCGACATTCCTTGCCCGATACAACAATCAATAGACATTTCCATTTCTTGCCGGAACTGCCCTTCATATTTCCATATACGTTGAGACAGGTTCAATCCATCATCTCCGGACCTTCGTGCAAAGAAAGAATCCATAGCTTTCTTGTTACGCCCAAAGTAGCGAGCAAAATGCTCGTTATCCACAACCTTCTTACCGAACACGGATCGAACAAGTTCATCCGATTTCAAATTTGCCTGTTCCCATTCATTAATGACACCAGATCGTATTTGTTGATATACGCGGGTATATAATTCCCGTAGCAGGACGTTTGCCTTATCTGATATAGTAGGATAGTCTGTGAAAGAAAAAGGCTTCTTAGGGTCGTGGATTGGCTCTACCTCCAACGCTAAAGAGATAAGCCGTTCCATCACATCCAGGTAGATTACCCGGACGCTTGCAGCATATCCTTCGGTACGTTGGAGTAATGCCCGTTTATACTTGTTCTCATCTATCTTTGCCATGCCTTTTATTCTGCACTACCGAAAATATCTTGTTTATACCGGTCCTTCTCTTCCTTTAACTCCTGTTCATGTTGCATTTTCAAACGTTCTTTTTCCAGAGTAGAATCCTTGATGATCGGATTCATTTCAATAAATGTTTCGTCGGACATACCACCGGCATTTTTAGTTGAGATCAGATTTTTTAATACAGCTTCAATATCTTCTCCGAACGGTTCTTGAAATTCATGTTCCACGACCAGGTTATCACACTCACCTCGAAGAGAAATATCCAGAACGTTACCAATTATAGCAATAAGGACACTAGCTATACGATCTGCATACTCATCGTGTCTTTCTTTATGTCTGTCTGCCTTGATTACAGCCAAAAGCATTAGCTGTTTCAATGCTTTAGCCGAAATCTGGGAAAGGCTCTTCATCGTATCAAAGTCTATTTTAGGGGTGAAAGTGAAACGATGAATCTTATCGTCTAGTTCCTCTGCTTCCTGCTTCTGGTTTTCCGGTGCATTATCCCACGTCAGATATTTCATATCCGGTTTTTTGGCGCCGTCCAACGAAGGTTTCAATACAAATAGCTTGCTATCTTCTCCTTTTTCCGGAAGGGAATTAACGATATCCGAATCTGCTACTAAAGCAGGATCAGAAAAACGATCATTGACATCGGCTCTACGGCTTACCATCATTTCTTTACGGTGCATCATAGGTTCGACACCGGTACACTCCGGTTCCTGCTCAAAAAGAACCACACATATCTTCTTTGCAAGATTCACCTCTTCCTCAATGTCCCAACCCATAGGAGCACGTTTGCAGTGATATATCGTATTCTTTGTATGTATATCAACATGGTATTTGATTTCACCGCCTACTTCCTGTAAGTTATACCCACGTGCAAAGCACATCATCCGTCCGAATTGGTCTTTACGGAAATATATATCATCCCCCAGACTTCTGGCTACGACTTTGATAAGGCAATCCGGTTTGCCTTCATCGTTCCGATAAGTATGAAAGAGCAATGCACTTTGCCCTTCCGCGCCTGCCAGACGTTTTGCTTCGCGAACCTTCGCATTGAATCGGGTACTTTTAATCAAATCGATGTATCTGGAAAAAGCCCGGTCTGTCCCCTTAGATGATTGCGTCCATTTCAGAGGACGACCATATAAGAATACAAGAGCTATCTCATTGATAAAAACGGGATAGGGAATAGGAATTTTCCATTTTTCTTCCCATCGTAGAAACTTACGTTTTCCCGTTGCAGGGTCCTTTTTACCAAACACCGCTTTATTCGGCCTATTCATCACCTCATGCTGCTGGGTATCATATACCTTCAAAGCAGCTTCAACCTTTGCAGAGTTATCCGTCATTTGTGAAAGCGCGCGGTTCACATCCTTAGCTTTCAACAACTGTTCAAACTCCTGATTGCGGCCAACAGCCGCATTCATACCATTAACAATCCAATTAAACAATCCCATAATTACAACATTAAAAATTAACCACCTAAAGCACTTAAAATATATTCTTCATCTTCATCTGATAATTCCGCATAATCATCATCCAGAAGATAATTAATTGCATAAACCAGAATATCTACATACTCATCATGTGTCTTTGCCGGAAACTGGCTCACCTCATCTATAAACTCTTCGTTCCAATCACCTTCCACCAATATCACCCGGCCACACTCTATTTTAGGCGAGACACCGTGTAGTCGCACTTCCTTGCTGTCCGTTGGTGCTGGTGTTCTGGTTACATTCAGTTTAGTGTACTTCTTTACTGCCTGAATGACAGTTATACCATTTGCCTTCGGTTCTATTCTGATCGTGCTCCGGCTATCATATCCATGTGCCCGCACATAATCTGGAATGAACCTCATTAATTCAGGAAACTCCTTCCAGACCTTTTGCGCATGGAACAAGTACAAACAGTTCTGTATCCGACATGCAGCAAGTATTCCGGACGGGTCATTGTCCGTTTTCTGTTTTTTCTCATCATAGGCAGTATCGAGAAAGAAGTGAATCGGAACACCGCCACGAATAGCGAGGAATTGCGACAAAGGAATATGCCCGAACCAACTTGCTTTGACTATATTACCACCTTCAACCGAAGGAGCCTGTTCATACTGTCCGGCATACCCACGACTACCGAGGTCAATCTTTGCTTCATCTATCACCTCCCTGTCAATACGTACAGGGTCCAGAAGCCCGTCGATGTAACGTTCTTTCAACTCCGGAGGATTCACTCTCTCCGACACTTCTGCCGGTAAGCATATATGCCGAATCTTCTCTTTCTTCTTTTTCAGCAGATACCCCGTCACATCATCATCATGCAATCTTTGCATAATAGTTACCATCGGAGTATTCTTTTTATCAACCTTACGGGACGAAAGCGTTTTAGTATGGTCATTCGCCTGTAATCTCATTGCAGGAGACTCCGCCTGTTTGGGATTTACAGGGTCGTCGTTAATAATCACATGCGCGTGCTTTCCGGTAATTGTACCACCTGTCGAAGTAGAATATCTGGCGCCTCCCTTTATGTTCTCATAACTACCTTTACCGGACTTATCGTGTCTTATCACCACTTCCGGAAACAAAGTACGATACAAGTCAGAAGTGATGATGTCCTTCGACTTTGAAGCGTGTTCTAACGACAAGTCACCCGAATAGGAGTTTGAAATAATCCTCAACCGTGCATCCTGCGTCCAAAGCCATGCATGCCACATAATTGTGACAATAGTTGATTTGGTAGAACCAGGAGGAATATTGATAATTATGTCATAGGGCTTCTTCTCTCTGCGTACGATATAGCCAGATAGCTCTTGAAGTTCTTCACACAGATACGGAATATGCCAATTAAAAACCGGAGTTTCCGGTATAATAACCGCCCAAAACGTTTTCACGAAGTAGAAAAAGGATTTCCTACATTCATCCGCCTGGACGGCTCTTGCCATGCTCAATATATCTACCTGTCCTAAACTCACTCTTTTGCTGCTTTATCCTGCTTTTCTGCAATACCCAACAATACTTTTCTTTCTTCCTCCGATAACTTCGACACATCAAAGTCTTTGCTTGTTACCTGTACCCCCACTCCATCAGGGGCGACAATCTCTTTACGTTCTGTATATCCTCTACTTTTGCCTTTGGTTTTCAGATAGAATATGATAGCCGTAGTATCTCCCTTCTGTATTTTTTTCAGAAGGGAGGCCTCGGCAATATCGATCTGCAATTCATTGATAGCATCGGCACGTTCTTTAAATTCCGCATCCTCACGATACCAACGATAGAACGTCTGCCGTGAGAGTCCAACCTTCTCACAGGCAAACGTGACAATACCGCTACATTCTTTCAATGAATCGAGCAACTTTTCTTTATCTTTCTGAATGTCCTCTTCGGCCTTAGGCATTTTATATTCCTCCTCCCCTCTCTCTATAGATAGCCCCTAAAATAGCACGATAGGAACGTTTCTTCGGGTCCCCTGCTATCAATAACTGATAAGACAACTGACACGTTTTTGAAGATTCCCTACCGGACATTTTAACATAAAGATGTTTAGCCAATTTATAACCAGGATATAAGTCTGGATGTAAAGCGGCCTTTTTCATTGTATCTCGGAATATGACCCGATAATCCTTTTCCTTATCTTGCTCAAACTTCCGGTCTTGCTTAGAACTCCGGAACATATCAGTATCCCAATAAAGCATAACAAGGTCTGCATTTGGTTCTCTACGAATCACCCGCTCATACAAATCCGGGTAGAACTCCATAACCTTGGGTAATGACTTGATTGTATCAATGCTAAAAAACTGACTAATACGAAGTTTATTCAATGGTACACCTGTCTTATACAGGTAAATATAGGTCATAGGAATAGTAAGGTTATTCAATTTGATATACAGCCAAACATCATTATCACGCCAATCGTATATGGGATAAAGAAATGTAGAAATCCTGATTGATGCTATGGACTGTCGGCGTTGAATAGATTCTGCCATTCTTAGACCTATCATTTGAGGAACACTTTTAAAAATCTTCGCCCCAAATTCCTGATATGACATCCCCATACGAAACATCGAGTGATTGCGAATAGCAAACTTAGGCATAGGTCTCACCCACACGCTTTCTTTGCCTGGCTCCCAACAGATAAAGCTTTCATCATTCGCTAACCTATTGCAACAATTATAATGGCGTATAGGCAAACAGAACCAATAAAACTTTGCCCCCAAGGACATGAAACGTGAGCGCCATTCAAGTGCAATCTGCTCAACATCTGGATAAATGGCTTCCTCGTCAAAGAACACAACGATAATGCGACTAAACGGAATTGTATATTTCTGCATTGTCTTTATCAGCATATCGCACATACATATAGAATCTTTGCCGCCAGAGAAACTGACGGCAACTTTTTGATTCTTATTGAATGCTTCGAGAATCCTACGCTCGGTAGCATCAACGACGTTAATATCTAAATCCTTTACGTACATCTGCGAATGATTTGGGCTTTACTAAATCTTTGCGTACCACGTTGGGTAATGAGCTTTAGAAACTCTTCCCTATCAATCTTTGATAACCGGAAGATTTCTTCTTTACTCATCCCTATTTCCTTAGAGATTTCATCCACACTTTTTCCCTTCTCCAATAGAGCTTTCACTATATTTTCCATTGGTTCAAGCAGATGAGTACCACGGGCACGATTGAAAGTGACAGTACCATACATGTCTTGACTTTCGTCTTTATGTGCCACTACTACAATAGGAATCTTATTGCCGAGCATTGTCTTTAGCGGTTCCCTGCCGGACACAAGCCAACGGTGAAACCCGTCAATGATCGTAAAGTCCGGACGCACTACGATGGGAAAACAAAAACCATTCGTCAATATGCTTTGCATAAGGAGATTCAGATTCTTTTCCAGAACCTTGTTAGGGTTATAGTCATTCGGCTTCACCTTATCCCGGTCTACAAACTGAATTTCCCGAAGTGGTTTGAATAAATCAACATTCTTATCCATAGCCCTATGATTAAATTGTTATCTCCTTGCCGCAATGCGGACACACCATTGTACGGGCTGTCTGCATGCCAGCTTCAATTTCATCGACTTCCTGAATGTCGGCAACCTCTTTCTCTGGTGTGAACTGCTGCTCCTTCTTTACCGGTTCCGCAAAATTCACTCCCATATTGTCAGTGCTAACTTCATTGATGATCGCATCCAGATATTCTGGAGTAAAGCCGATAATATCAACATCTCCGATTTCTTTAATAATCTTCTCCACGTCCCCAAAATTCACATGAGACATTGTCTGAATCTTATTGTCTTCCAAAACGAGTTTTTTCTTTTCTTTGTCAGTCAAACCATACATGACCGTAATAGAAGCCTCTTTCTCTCCACGATATTCCAAAGCCTTTTTCTTGCCATGGCCGCAAAGAACCATCATGTTCTCATCAACGATGATCGGATAATACTGCCCGTATCGTTCCATACTTTTGGCAATAGCCTTCACTTGTTCCTCCGGATGCACATTTGGATTACCCGGAAACTCCTTCAACTCTGACAGGAGTACTTTCTTTGTTTCTAACTTCCTTTTCATTCCTACACAAAATTTGATTGATTAAACTTTCTCCTGCAAGAACTGCCTCGCAGAAGGTATATAGTTAGCAGCTTCCTCTACCAAGCTACTATCTATTTCGTAAACTTCCCTAAAACCATTTTCTACGCTACCACACCATTGGCGGGAAGCCCAACAATGTGTACCAACACGAAAGCCCCGCGGCCAAGAATAAATCGGAGGCATTGGAAGATGATAATAATGGATGATCGCAAGAATTTCCTCATGCCTGGTATCGGCAATAGGAGAATAACGAGTGATTCCTTGCGCATTTGTATACATCCCGCCTGGCCCTACATAGTTTCCGTCCTGTATTCTTCGACCAAGACAAAGAATATCCGTTTTGTGATTCTTCACATAGGCATCTTGCGCCCGATGTTGGATGATGCTAAACCACTTTGCAGCCAAAGATGAATCATTCGGAAACAACATCCCTGGATGAGATGCCAACCATTTAAGGTCCTGCCCCGTGTTGATAATTTCCAGTCCTGCCGGTCGGTGTTTGTCTATCCATTGCATAAAAGCTGGATATTCCAGATTACAACGCCCGAGCAAACAGTCATGTACTCCGGCCTGTTCCATTATAAAACCAAGAGCAATGCTATCTTTCCCACCACTCCAAGCATAAGCAACACGTTTGCCGTGGATATGTGGCTTCACCTGCTCGACTAAGCGATCTACCAGATTATCCGTTTCCTGCTTCGATACATATTGCTCGATGTTGGAGAATACACGAAGCCAGTCAGTGTTCGATGATGTTTGCTTTTTACCCAGAACTGCTTTCATAGCTCATTGAATTGTAGTGCTACACTCGTAATGAAAGCTCTTGCACCTTCATCGTATTTCAGTTGTAGCCAATTATACTTTGTCACCCTAAACCGGATGTTTGTCACGAATCCCGGCAGCGCACGCATAGAATATCCGGCATTAAAAACGAATCGTCCATAATCCAGACCTCCAAGCACCTGCAGACGGTCACCGTCCATGAACTTCCGACCATTGTACAAATTATCCCAAGTCGCATCGATCATGAACCCAGCAGGGAGTTTTATAGTACCGGACAATGTTTCGGTGAACATCTTTGCTTTCGTATTGTACGTCGAACGTGCAAGCAAAAAGAATCGCTGCTGATAGTTCATATTCAGCCATGCAGCCAAAGTAACTGCTTCGGTATTCATGTTGTATTGAAGGACCGAAGTAACAGAGAGCCACTTGGCAACGTCTGCCCGATAGCCGACAAAAGGAGAAACGGTAGAACCGTTACCATGCAGAGAAGTAGTAATCGGCATGAATATCCGGAACTTGGTTGGTTGAGTAATACCGTCGTAAACTTGCGCTCTGGCTACCAACGACACAACGATCAATGTAATGATGATAAATAGCTTTCTCATTTTCTACGTGATTTTTTTCTATTCAGTGACTTCTTCCCCTGTAACCGTTTGTATTGAGAAACTGATTTTCTTATATCCCTTGCTGTTCCTCTTGCAGATTCGGTCAATGCTCTAAATGTACGAATGTGAGCTTCCATCTTTTCTGCACAAGCTAAGTATTCACCATATACCGCTTTTATCTCTGCAATACGTTTATCCATATCGGTTCGGTCTATCTTTATAGCCACTTCCATTGGGCCACGCTGCAAAGGTTTACGACGAACTGCCATAATCCCTGATGCTAGGATGGTGAAAAGAGAACCGAATACGATCATCGGAATGTTGCCTGTGAAGTTCCCATAAGCGAATACTGGTAAACCTACAATCATGCTCGTTAGAATACCATAGAATAGCCCTCTCTCGCTCATTCTTTTGCCGAGAATAGCGAACACCGTCGGGAGCATTACCGAGGAACGTAGGGTCCCATACAGCAAGAAAAGATATAAAATCGTTAGACCAGGAATGTTTGCTATCAGAATAGCGATGATAGTAACGACAATCATAGCGAATCGGGCTGCACGTACTTCATTGGCAAAAAGGATAAAAAGAAAAATATTCTTCTGAATCCGACCATGCCATTTCTCATTCATGGATAACCGTTTCACTACGTCATGTCCGGCAACGGAACTCACTGCGCAAATAATACTATCAGCGGTTGATATCAGTCCGGAAAGTATAAGCACAAAGAACAGGTATAAGAACCATTTAGGGCAGAAAGCCATCACAGCCCCTACATTTGTCAGTTGTGTGTCGGATATAGCCAAACCTGTTCCGGCTGCAAAAAAGCCAAATACAGCCAAAGAAATAGGTACAACGGCAAAAATAAAGGCAGCGGTTATCATTGTGCGCTTCACTTTGTCAGCTTTCACACAAAACACCCGCTGCCAGAACATCTGGTCCCCGAAGGTTCCGGACAACAGACCGATTGTTGTAGGAATACCAAAAGACAGGGCTACCATTATTCCGGTAGCAGAGAATAAACTACCAAAATCTCCGGTGATACCACCCAGACCATTAAACAGCGCATCCGGTCCGGCACTTGAAAACATTATAGGCAATCCAAACAATAAAACAATCACGATCCAAAGCATCTTCCAGAAGTCAGTAACGATACTGCTACGAATCCCGCTTGCAAATGTGTACAAAAGCGGGCATACAGCCATGACAATAGTAGTTGCTGTAAACGATATTCCTGTAATCTTTGAAAAGATGGTTGCTCCGGCCAGAAGCTGAACGGCAAAACTCATCGTCTGCAGCCCGAACGATTCGATGAGATACAGATTATGGCAACGTTTCGAATACTTCTCACGAATATAATCCGAGAATGTCCAACCATCCGGTCGGAGCTTACGCATCTTATTGGCAAAGAAAGCAAACAGAATCAATGTAAGAACATTCGGAACTACAAACCAAAACACACCGGCTAAACCTTGTGTATATGCTTTTTCCGATGCAACAAACATCGACGGAGCCCACACCCAGGTAGCAGCCATTGAAAAAGCTGTAAGCAACCACGGCATAGATCGGTTAGCAACCAAAAATTCTTCTTTCGTCTTTTTGTGTTTTCGTAGGAACACAACGAGCATCATCATAGCAACAAAGTATGTCGCAATCAGAGCCCAACCCTCTAAACTTGATAATCCTTCCATTTTCACACTAATTTTTAAGATGTAACATCTGTAACTACTTGGCAAATATAAAGAAAGTGCGTTTATTAAACGTATTTTTAAAAGAAAAATCGTCTAATAAACGCACAATATCCAATATCAACCTACTGTCTAATACCCAAACACAAGCATCGCAGCATCACGAGAATGTTCATTCGTCGGTTTATCGTATTTAGTTATATTCCTGAATGTCAAAGCATTGACTTTAGTTATTGAATCCTTAGGATGAATCATTTCAAAGGGTATACCAATATCAGTTAGAAAGTCCTCCCATATCTTAGCATCACGTTTAACTGATCCAACTCCCTGCAGCATTTCCCTTTCTTCTTCTCTTGTCTTATAACTAGATTGATACCATGTTCTTAATCGCGCATCTTCAACACGAACTAACATACTTCCTCCGTACGTTTTATACATTTCTATCACATACATCATTGCTTTATGAATTGCGGTAGTCTTTATCAACTCAAACTTTCTTGCAGTAACATTCCATGTGGCAACTCCGGTATTTACTCCGGTATCTATGCCGATAACAAAAGCGTATTTTTTAATCATCTTCAAACTATCTTTTTAAACTATACAAAATACCACCTCTCCCCCCCCTATAGTCCCCCCCTCTCAAAAATTATTCTTTTTGGGTGACTTGAATCTCTATCATTTGCATACTGTGTGGAGAAGTAAACTTTTCAAGTTCTGACCTTTTTGGGAAAACAAGTGTCATGTAAGCATCGTCCGGAATAAACTTATACCGTGCAGCTTTTACTTCATAGATTGAAAGCGGTTTATCTGATTTCACAGTCAGGTGCCAACGTCCTTCTAATATACTTGTCATAACCAAATTGGAACCATGTAGGAAAGCACCTTCTTTGTACTCTCCATGTTCATCCCGGCAGATGGATGGACGTTCGTATGTGTCGTTCAGTGCTTCAATCAATTCATCGCTTAATCGTTTTCGTTTCAATGGGACCGGAACAATGATTGCCGGATTCAGTTTTGCTGTAGTCGGTTTTTCTTCTGACTTCAAGTTGTTGTGAAGTACTTCTAATCCAGATTCTTTAATAATTCCCTCCTGAAGAGGTTTTAAACTTTTCTCTACGTCTTGCATAATCGTAAATTTTAATGGCTTATAATCAATATCTAAATTTGGTAAAGTGTATGATCGGCAGCGGCTTGTCGAATGTTATTCCAGTAAACCACGCTTTCCAATCTTCAACAGTCAGCCCGTCGTTCTCCGCTATTTGTTTCAGAGTAAGCATCGGCATTGGTTTCCCGTCGATACAATAAACAGCACGTTCTATCCCGTCGTCGGCATCGGTATACTCCATGACACTCAATGTCTGTAATCCTACGCCATCATCTTTGCCGAGACGGAATAGTTCTACCTGAACATTCCCTTTTTCGTAGGGTCTTCCTTTCCATTGCCGGACAGAGATAACAGCTTTCCCTTCCTGTACTTTCTGCATGATATCCGACCAACGTTCAAAATTGGTTCGGATAGTGTGCACTTTCATCATCCCAGATACCGGAGGACAATAACAAGTTCTACAATCCCCTCCACATGAAGCACATTCTTCCGCTTGTTCTTGGACTTTCAATGCTAGTTCTAACTTTTCTCTGAATCCGGTCAGTTGCCCGGCGTTCGGATGCTCTTTCGGGAACTCTTTCGAAAGCATCAATACATAAACTCTGATTTTGTCTTTTTTACTCATAACTTTATCTTTTACTTCAAGGCATTTTATCTCTTTTTTTATATACCTTCACAAAATTTACTTCTGTATCAGGATTCTCGTTCTCATAGACAAACTTTTCATTGTAGAATTCTATTAGTTCATCCAAATCTGTAAACTCTTTATCTACTCCATCAATAAAATAGACAGTCTTTGGTTTACCATAATTGAACCCGTTACGTGGAGTTATGGTTTCAGCCGAAATTTTATTCTGGTCATCCCTATATTGCATGATACCACCTCCCTGAAAATCCATGCAACAGATACATCTAAGTTGTAAATCGTCTCTTGTAATCATGTTAGAAAAGTTTTGGCTGTTGTTGTGCTGCAACTATTTTATTCGCTCTCTCAATCTCATCATCTATCTCCTTCTCGATCTGTTTGCACTGCCGCAAAACAGTAGAAGAACGAGTTTGAAAGTATTCCTTTTGAAGTTTCCGCATGTAAGAAACTCTCTTGAAAAATTGTTTTGCATCCATAATGATAAGTTTTTGTAATTTTTTTATTAGTTTTGCATCGATACTCAAATAGAGTATCGCTTGACGTTCAGTCTCTCCTTCATAGAAAGCGGCAATTTTCAAAACAAGGAAATAGAATGGACGGTGTTCGTGTATTGCATTATCACAATATACGTGTCCGTTGTATCTATGCTTCCTTGTTGGGTTGTTTGCCGCACCTCTATGAAGGGCGTATTTATCTTCGGGCACGTTCTTATAAAAACATAGCAAGCATGAGCAACTTTAAAACTTTAAAAAACTTCTTCTATTTTAATAGAGAAATAGTGTATTTAATCGCTTTAGGCTACCTAGCTCTTATCTTTGTAATCATAGCATTGAGCTTTATAGTCCGAGAGCAAAACAAAACAATTATTTTTCTGCAGAACGGAATAATTAGAAAGCAAACAACGCAATACATCAATAAACCACGTGTAAAAAAGTTGCTAGAAAACGAATACAAGATGTTTACTAATACTAGCCACAGATAGCTAATTAGTTTTATCCCATCACCCTTGAGACTGAATCAGATGATCTTAAAGTTTCACTCACTACTTTAGCATCTTTTGACATAGCTTTCGCAATAGTATTATCCAATATAGCTACAGTATATTTCATAATATCCTGCGACATATTCACACCTTTAGCATTTTTCTCAATCTGAATAGCCAAATACCTTGTAGCTCTCGCTAATCGCTGAATATCATCAGGAATCTTCATATCATTATCAAGAGCAACACGCCCTAATATTTCAGCTATTTTCAATTCTATTTCCTTCATTTCTAATTTGTTTTACGCTAATTGTTTTAAATAATAATCGCATCTAAATCCCTTACGAGGCGAAAAGTCTACAAAGTCAAATGACTTAAACAGCCACATTTTATTTGCCCACCTTGCAAGGTCTAACTCATATTGTTTAGGCTTTCTTTTATTCGTGAAATCCCGGTAGGGTTGAACAAACGGAGTAATGCCTAAACTCTTCAATGTGTTAAGCCGAAACAAATCCTGCTCAATGGTAGAATTGAAACCGACCAAAACATAGCAAGTAATCTTATAAGGTTTCACATACTTGATCATTTCTTTCAGCCGATCAGTCAAATCTATTTGGGGTAAGTCCCAAGCTATGTGAATATTTTGTTTCATCTTCAACTTATTCAGATAATAAGCCTGTTCTTCGTCCATTATGCGAACATCTACGCCATGTAACTTCACTGGCTGTTTTGATTTTAACAGATAACTGACAGCATCTCTATATTCGGGATTTGCAAAGAAATTATTGTCCAGCACCTCAATCCATTCTCCTTTAGGATTCAACTCAACCGGTTCTACTGCCCGGATATATCCCTCTTTCTCACGAACGAGACAGAACGGGCATTTCCGAATACATCCCCTGCTAAAAAACTGTATGGAAAAAGGATATTGGGGATAAATGGAGTAGTCCATCAATGAACTATTCTCCACTGCTTCAGGAAGTCTGCTTGCAATATTATACCCGGTACCACCTTTTTCGATTACATCAGCCTGCAATGTCAGATAGTTGAAATCCGGAGTGAAAGTAAACACCTTACTTGCCATCACCTTGTCGTATCTGTTGAAAGCTGTAGCCCATTCTACATGGTCGCCCCTTGCTTTATAATATGCCGATAATCTCATTAATGCAAAATTCGGGAAGTTGTGACCGTCGACATCGATTAGTCCAATGCTCATTTCTGATTTGTTTTACGTTAATCAATTTCCTTAATAAGTTCACTCACTAACCATTCAGGTGGGATGGCTCTTGCTTTACAGAAATTTTCAATATCCTCTCTTTTAATTTCAGACACCTTATGTCCTCGAATAGTCAACTCTCTTTGGGGAACTTCTATTTTCCTGCGAGTTGTATATCCATATTTATCTTTATAATCATTCATACCTTATTTGATTTAACCTCATTATAAATTGAAATGCAAGGATTTACTGTGTCGCCATAAATATTAATATCTATATCGAAGCAACAATCGACTAAATCATGCTCTTCCATATATTTCTCACACAATGATATTATCATATCTTCAAAATCGTCTTTACTCATTTTTTATTCAGTTATTCGTTTATTAAAAAGCTCCACCCTCACAAGCAAATAAAATAGAATCCACGACTCTATCTCCGTCCATTAATCCGTTTTCTTTTTCACATGAAGGATTTTCCTTAGTTCCTTTCAGAATGTTCAAGCTACCATCAGCAAAGAGGATTAATGATTTAGGCTTCTTTCGAATTAATTTCTTAAGCTCTTTAATCCATTCTTCTTCTTTTTTCGTTAGTTTTATTGTTTCCATAATATTCCTTTCTTTATTTTATTGAATAAAACTTGTGATTCATGTACAAACAGCCTTTCAACTGCATTTTTAGTTATCGTTTGATTGACTGTTGTTTTTAAACTTCCCTGCCAGATGCAGACAAAATCCTCCGGTGCATTGTATTCCGATACAAATACCTTATGTCCCTCTGCCACTTTGTTCCTGCACCATTGCCAAAATTCATCATGGTCAATATGATAGCTGTATCGCTTAACGTCTTTATAAGGTGGGTCACAGTAAATTATGCTACATGCAGGTAACACTAAGTCCTTATAATCTCGATTAAGGAATACAACACCTTTCAATGCAGGAACTTGCGCCAGCGTGTTTCTAATTGCTTCACCTATGTAGTCCCGGAAGCCGTTTTTTATTTTAACATGATGTCCGCTATATCCACCATCAAAGAAACGACCGTTATAACTACCCATGAAGCCAACCCAACCGATATAATTCAAAATATAAGCGTCCGTTTTTTGATTGTAGCACTCACGGACATCGTTGTAGTAATCTCTTTCGATCGTTGTAGGAGGTTTCCATCCATCGACAAGGCATTGCCACATTCGTATCAAATACGGATTATTATCGTTTGCTATTCGATTACCGTCCACCTTATCAATCGTATTGCAGCCGCCGCAGAATGGTTCAACATAATACTGCGCTTCTCTTCTGCCTTTCAAAATTAAAGGCAAAATCTCGCTCGCTATTCTTGCCTTACTTCCCATATATTTCATTTTGATTCGTTTTTAGGTTTATTGTTCTATGTTACACTCTTCCGGTAATAGATGTAAGTATGATACGTTTAGGGGTGAATGTATGAGGATTATTTCTTTATCATAATCATCTTCTTCTAAATACCATCCATCCATTGAAGTCATAGAGACTACTACGTAGTGACCAGAATACCCTACTATCATGCCTTTACCCGTTACAGCGTTATTGTGAGGAAAAAACACACTCTTTCCTAGATTATTATTTACAAATTCTTGGGTGCTAATATTATTATTAATCATAATTTCCTTCATATCTGATTTAATTTCAATTAGAATTAAAACTCTTTTCTCATCCAGCAAAGTATTTCATCATCATTTACATAACGACCATACTTTACTTTCCATTTCCACTTATCATTGTGATGCCCCTTCCAGTATTCACGATAAGCGATGTCATATCCCCGATGCTTGTAGAAGATGATATAGTCATGAGTAGTAGCTACTATAACTTCTTCTCCTTCCGGTTTCGTAGTCTCCATTCTATCTTCTGGCATAGTACAAGGAGGGAAATACATCATAGTGAATAGACTTTTGAACCATTCTGCGCCTGAACAAAACTCACGGCGCATATTTTCCTGCTCTTCCGGGTCGTATCTATCTACCCAATCCTTACCATGATTTTCCTGCATACATTTGCAGAATGCATCATGTAAAAGTTCTTCGTATGTTTTACTCATTTCTACTTTGTTTTACGCTAATTCATAAATTCTAATTCACAAAACAATCCACATTCCGGCATTATTTCAGTAGGGAAATCGCCACGGTCAGGAGAAAGCTCGTCAAGAAATAAAGCCTTTGTTTCATTACCGATTCTTTCTTTCAGGCAAGAATGCCCGACAACACGTTCCAATTTTGCCATACGTTCAAAATCTTCTGGGAAATCAATACGAATCTTATTCCAGTAACCCATTCCGCCACGGATGCAACCGATGCAGTTGTTATTGTGATATCCCATCTTATACATTCGAGGTAGTTCTATTCCTTCTTTTGCAAGTAAGCAGACACAATTAGCCTTTGATAGTTGATTGTCGATTAATGGGAACAATGGTTTCATGTTCGGGTATTGCTCAATCATTCGTTGCGCCCGATTGGTTTCCGATATATCAAATCCCCATACTTGACCATCCCAATATTTCAATTCATCTTCGATTTGGTATCGAAGCCGTTTTTTAAGTTCGAAGGTACACGGATAGTAATTGTGCTTACTGATTAGCCCTTTCTTTTCAATCACATCGAAATGGTTGGTATATTCCTTGCTCCGGACAATGTTTATTTTTTGCCCAAACCATTGCTCACAATCATGAAGGAAGCGTAGACTATCTTCTTCCTGTGAGCCAGTGTCTGTATAGTATAGGACTACATCTTTGTACGTCTGTAAAGCTATTTTGCAAGCGACAGCCGATGTTATACCACAACTGAACCATGCTATTATTATTTGACTCATTTCTTATTTATTTTGAATTATTGAAATAGTGCTTGTTGCACTTGCGACAATACTAATTTATTCGCATCAGCAAAGAACTTTTTTTTAATCTCAAATCCGTATGCTCTGCGGCCCAACTGGACGGCAGCTAATAAGGTGGAACCACTGCCGGCACATGGATCAATTACGACATCGCCTTTATCGGTAAAGATTTCTATTAACCTACGAAGAAGTGGAACAGGCTTTTGTGTATCATGAACTTTTGGCGTTTCATTATCCCGTACCCAATCAAAGCAATTGAATATCATCCGACCATCGTTGTTAAATTTGGGAAGCTTATCACGGTAAAGCAACAATCCATATTCACAGTTGCCGACTATCTTCATATTGGCTTTCAATACTTGTGCGGAAAAATCTTTTCTGAATACAAGGTTAATGTATTTATTTAGCCCGTATCTCTTACCAAGTTCAATATACCGGAACTGATCCTCAAATTCACAAAAGATTATCATGCAAGGAGCTTTGCCTTTTTCTTTGGGTTCCTTTACAAGCATTTGGGAACAGAAGTGCATAAACTCGGCAGGGCGAAAGTTTTTATCGGTATCAAAGAATTGTTTGCCTGCCTTATCGCTTTCTCCATTCTTATTATCACCATCCACATACCATGAAGGGTTAGAGGCATAAGCATTATTTCCTAGATTGTAGGGGACGTCGGCAATAATTAACTGCGCTTTGGGGATTCCATAAACTTTGTAGTTTTGGAAATGATCGTTGAACAGTTCTACGTTTTTCATATCTTACTAATTTGAATAAAACTAAGCTGCCACTTTTCTTAATTCTCGTAGTTTCCTGCTGACAGCTTCGCAGAGAACCCGTGCCATATTCACTTCAACCGCATTTCCTATGAATTTCTTTTGGTCGGCCTGTGTACCGATTAACTTATATTTTTCGGGAAATCCCATTATTCGCTTTAATTCTGGTATTTTCAACATACGTTGCTTTATATCAATAATACCATACATCGCCATAATTTCCTTAATATCTTTTATAACTGGCAGATCATCTTCGTAGATTTCGTAAATAATACCGTAAGGAGTAATCTTCACGAACGAAGGAATTTTTCCAATTACCTCCGTTTGGCATGTAGTAATAATTGGCGGTCTCTTATCCATTCGGGCAATTAAAGTAAAACAAGGTGAATCTATACTTCCACCGGCGGATGTGTATTGTGGATTTACAAGATAGTGCCATTTACGATTAGCTGTCACAACAGGAGAAGGTTCGGAAAGTGAACTTCCAACATTGGAGAAACTAGTGTTCATCAGCCATCGATTGCAAGTTATCAAACTATGTTTAGGATTTTGAACAACCGTTCCTGCTGGCTGCTCGATTGATGAACAACGGCTATTCCCATATTGCATATCAAGAAAATTACATGATACCAACGCCAGTCTATCTTTTGTCAATAATGTAGGGCAGGGACCGAGCAAAGTTTTCCCAGAATCTTTGAAATTGTATGAGCATAAGAATTTAGGATGAACGTAATTAAAGCGGTCCTTTGTAGTGACGGTAGCACATGGCATTTCTATTGACCGTACATTATCTCCCGTACCGTAGTAAGCAGAAAGGAAGTCTGCCGAAACCAATGCATGATTATCTTTTGTCTTAATCGTATGCGCAGGCCCATCTACTGAAATATTCTTGCTGTCTGGATGTCCGGAGTAATATTTGGAAAGAAATTGCACGTTTGCCAAACCAAGGCGGTTCTGGCAGCTCACCACCGGGCATGGCTCGTCTACTCCGGGAGCTACATATTTTCCTTTACTGCTCATAGAATTCCACTTGATAAGATATTGTTCTTTTCCTCCGCATACAAACTTGATAAGGCCAGATTTATGGCGTTCAAATGTTTTGGGAGCAAGTGATTTTTTACGATCAAAGATAGATTCACCCTCATCCTGCAAGTCCAGAACATCTTTCACCGGACGCCATTTTTCCAGATTACAAAACATATCTATTTTTCCATCTTTGCAATGGGAAGGTTCCGGCCATGTAATCGGAAGACCTTTTGCTGCAAATTGCCCGAAAAACCTACGTCTGGAAGTAAATGCACCATAATCGGCAGCATTAAGTATTTTATGTTCAAATTCATATCCGTAACTCTTAACATTACGTTTCCAACGTTCGTACAAACGTCCTTTATCTTTGGATATAGGTTTACCGTTAGCATCCATATCTCCCCAAGACATGAATTCTTCCACATTTTCAATCTGTATATACGAAGGATTCAGAGCTTCAATATAGCGGAACAAGTGTTCAGCCAATGTCCGGCTGTCCGCATCTCTGGGTAGCCCTCCTTTTGCCTTGCTAAAGTTCGTACACTCTAACGACGCCCACAATACCACATGAGCTTCTGGGTATATTTGCTTCATTCGGTTTACGTGTGCAACCAAAGGAGAAAGTTCAAGCGTTCGGATATCCTCGGTGAAGTGTAAAGCGTCCGGGTGGTTAGCTGCGTGGCTCGCTATGGCATTTTTATCATGGTTCACACATGCAACTACCTTCGCACACTGTTCGTCACTTACACGGGCTAGTTCTACTCCCGTCGAAGTTCCTCCGGCTCCACAGAACAAATCAACATACAGCAGGTTAATCATTCTTCACCTCCTTCCGGAATAAAAGCATTCCAACGTCTGGTTATCTCGTAGCCCAATTTCGCTGTGTCCTCATACGTTTTTTCAGCATCAATCAAACGATTCGTATTGTATAGTTTGATTGTAGCAATAGGATAATTCCAACCATCCTTCAAACAGATTTCAACCTCCTTGTATTTGTTGGAAGGAATACAGACCATTGGAAGCTCTGAATTTAGAGTACCAGAGCAACAAGAAAAGACTGGTGTATAAACTTGTTTTTCCGTTTTCCCCATCATTGCAAGATGGAGATTCATTAAAGCCTCTTGAAATTGCTTCCCGTCCACTTGTGTGACGTCTCCCCGCTGCTCGCTATCGGGCAAAAAGCGGGTAATAAGCTCTTGTGAGCTTTTAGGTAAATCATTCTTTGTCATAATCAGTTGCGTTAATTGTTATCTTCTTGATTCTCCGGACAAATGAATCAAATTGTAATATTTGAACCTGTCATTTATCCGACTGTAATCGTCTTTAAAATACTCTTTCAACCGTGTAGCTGATAAGTTTGTCGTCATGTGGCAATACTTATCATAAAACTGCCATATCTCGGCCCGGGCGAAAAGAAACTCACTGCATAAATCCTTCGTACCTGTGCCATAAAAGTTTGTCAAATCCAAACCTATATCATTCAAGCAAATGTTTATCGGTGAATATTGAAAAGCCTTTGAATCATCCTCATTGTAGGTATACTTATCCAAGTTGTTATGCAACGTGTAATAGTTCACCATTTGTCCGACAGATAAATTCAGAAACTGCATTGGGCTATTAATCCTCCGCAAATACACCGAAAAAGCTTGCATCAAAACTGTTTTTCCTGCACCGACATCACCACATAGAGCAATATTTTTATGTAGTTTATAGCCTTTATCTGCCGGATAGATAGTCTCTGCAGAACGACATCGGTTAAAGTAGTGAATCAGAAAACGGATAACCTGCTCGTTACTTTCATCTACAACAAACGTTTTATTCTCACGAGCCAATATCTGCGTACCGGCTTCACATAAACATGCAAGATGCCGCGCATACGAGAAATCAGACATAAAATCAAAAAACTTCGTTGTAGTCAGGCTTTGCCCCATCGCTTGTGCTTCTGCTATCACCTGTCCGATTCGTTTTTCCGGATATTCGTTCTTTTTCATTTTTCCACTCTTTTAGACCTGTATATTTCCACCAATAAATAAAGCGACGTTTAGCGTCAGGAAGTGTAAGAACTGTGCTTTCTGCACCCGTAGATCGTATCCATGAAAGGAAATTATCAATTTGTCGGGGAATCATTGAAAAGAACTCCGTACTCAATCCAGATTGTCGGCAAGCATTTTCTTTCCATAATTCATCTTTCAAAAGCAAATCTTTAATATCACTAATATTTATAATCGGCTCCCTCGCTTCTCCCCTTTGGGGGATTATAGGGGGATTATTATTTCCTTTACTTTCCTTTACTTTACTTTGTGCACTTCTTTCGGAGTTTTTAGGCATTTCCTCGGAGGAAATGGGTATTTCTTCGGAAGAAATAGGCTTTTCTTCGGAGGAAATAAGGATAAACTCTGATATTACACATTTCCGCTTTGATAAATTGCAGATATACTGATACCGTTCCTGTATTCCTTTTGAAGTTATGATCTTCTCTTTTTCAAAAAGTTCATTAGAAAATAACCCGATTACTAAGCAGCTTTTAATCACCTCCTGAATATACACCTCTTCATACCCCGTTTGTTCCGAAATGATGAAGGGCAACTCTTTATCCCACCTCATGTAGTACCCTTGTTTATAGATAATACATAGCAGGAGAGCATATACAGTAACAGCTTTGCCACCTTGGTATTTGATTAATTTCCTAATCTTTAAATCCGAAAAAAAATCAATGTCAAAAGGGAAATATTCAAGTCCGATTTTATTCTTTCTCCCCATTTATCAATAGATTTGTAGTTACTACTCTCGCTGTTCTTCGTCCGGTATAACCCTCGTTTCAGCCCCAGTCTTATCTATTATAACAGGCTTCCCGGCAACCGTGATGGAAGTACGACAACCTTCGGGCAATGATTTTAAGAAGGTGCTTACTACCGGAGAATTGGCATTTGTACCAATCTGCTCCTCTATATTAGTTTCTGTATAAGGGTAAACGTCCATGATAGGTGTTTCGGATACCATTCCGATCTGATAATCTGCCATTGTTCCCTTCATACCTTCGTCCAACTTCTTCACGGCATCGCGCAAGTCTGCAGCTTGTACCAATACTTGAGTGGAAGTCTTTTTTTCAGCGCCACTTTTGTCGTCCAAAGTAACAAAGATGAGTTTACACTTGAACCAGCGGTCTGCAGCTTCTTCTTCACTTGTAAATATCTCGCTGTAATTAGCACGCTTTATATCAGAAACGGTAAATTCACCGGAGATGAAGGGCGTCATTTCTTCGATAATTCGTGCTTCAGCTTCTGTAAAGCTAAGCGCATCGACCAGATAAGGTTCTGTAACCTTTTTCTGCATTCCATTCTCCATTACTTTCTCGTAACGGATTTTGCACTCAAACCAGGTATGCATCATACTTCTTCCTCCTTTAATTCTTGTTTAATAGCTTCTTTAAGAGCAGGTAATATCTTAGCTGCAAATCTCTCGCAATATCCTCTCATATCCTTATTACTGCACTGATAAGCGACACCTTGATACATTTTTCTTCCAAAGTAATCGACATCAATACTCAATATGAATTCTCTAATTTCAATAGGTGTGGACCAAGAGAAATTAAAGTTTCCCCAATCAGTAAGAGAATAAAACTCTTTCTTATCAGTAAGAATAACTTCACCCAGCCAACCACCTTTTTCTGTATGTAAAGTATATCGGCGAATTGTTTCTTTTGCCATAATCATTCAATTTTAGATAGTTTCTTTATTATATTTTTCACTAATCTCACTGCATTTTGTACCCGGGTACTTTTACTTTCCAAATTAACATTCTCAATAAGGACAGGAAGTAGCCGGAGCAGGTCTTTTACTATGTAATCAGGTACGCTTTTCATAATCTTTGCAGACAATTAGTAAGGTACTCGACTGACATTTATAACCAATCCTTTGTTAGCTGCAAACACCGGCTTACCCGTCAAACTGATAACCTCATCCACGAACCTCTTCTCATTCGAATTGCCGTCACTCAAATGAATGAGTACAATGTTCTGTGTCTGTGATAAATCATTTTCTGATAGCAGCCCTTTAGTAGTCTCAATCTCCATGTGCGATTTGAGCAATCGGGGACGCATGGATATCGGTATACGTCCATCTGATATATTACGATCAAGAATATCATCCGCATAATTCGCTTCTAAAAGCCAATGATTCACATTATCAAAAGTATAATCACAATAGAAAGTATCAGTAAGAAAAACAAGCCTTCCCATATCCGGATGATCTACCTGATAACCAAAGGCTGGAACGTCATGTTGTACTTCAAAAGGAATCACTTTGAAATTCCCTACTCTATAACCACGGCCAGGCTCTGCGATCTTCGCGAACGGAGGCATAACGGAGAATCCCTTGCTTTTATAGACAGCTTCCGGTGAAATTATCGGAAATCCTATCTTTAGATACTCTGTGTAAAATCCTGCATGGTCCCCGTGCTCATGACTTACCAGACAACCGACTATTTTCTTGATGTTGTAGTTCATCGCAGCTTTTACCTTCGACAGCTTTATTCCTGCTTCTATTATCAGAGCTTCATCCTTATTTTCAAGGATGTAGCAATTACCGAGACTATTGCTTCCTAATACTTTTAGTTTCATTTTCGACCTTCTTAACTTTATAGAGTTGGGTACATTTCAGTTTCGCAAGGGGCCATTGTAAGAAGAAAGCAGCAGGCCTCACAACTTCGTTAGGCACTAAACCAGTAACCCAAATTACCGGTTGCTTTCTTGCAGACAAATCAAACAGCTCATTGAAATCGGTAATTTTACCGCACCTTACATATCTGTATTTCATACTCCAAGTAGTTTAGAATAGAACTCATAGTTCCTCTTCTCCGTTCCGGTATCTTTCTGGTAATACTTTGCGCGTTTACAGAATTCATCATAGCACTTAGGACAATACCATTGGTTTAGAACGGCTATATAATACCCCTTTTCTGCAGGGGTATTACAATAGTCACAGATACCATATCCTCCGGCTTTAGCAGACAGTTCCGCTGCCGAGACCTCTATTACCAGAAATCCTTTTTCGTTATCTACTTTCTTCGCCATAATTGAATTAATATGGAGGAGGGGCATCGTTTGTTACTTTCGGTTGCTGGGTAGTGGCAGGTGTAGGAGCAGTAGGCTTCACTTCCTCAAATTTGGCGTCCTCAATATCACCTAAACGCTTTTTATTAGCAGCCCCTTCTATTTGGACCGCACGCTGTCCGGCAGCAATATCAGTTTCCGTTTCATCCGGTTCATCAAATAGAGCTGAATCATCAGACATACCAATAAGTATTTTGCAAGCACGTCCGATCACGGTTTTCTTTGCCATTTCGTCACCGAAATTTTTATGTGCCGGAGAACCGCCTTTCGTAGCTCCCTGCATCCACGCCTGTTTTATCTGGGCGAAATTCATAATCTCAACAATACTCCGTCCGTCCTCGGTCGCGAGAATAGCATAAGCCCCTTTAACCTTGTTTGCATCCAAACCTTCCAAAGTCTGCTCATGTTTGATAATCTTTTTAAGCCCGGTTTGCGTATCAACAGAGAATATAAATTCATCCCCTTCATATACGCAATTGGCAATGGCCGTTTTAACACCGCCCACACGTTTGGCGATGGCAAGCGTTCCAAGGTAGCTACGTTGCAAAGTAAGTTTGCTACCATATACAATAAAGTAGCACTGCTTTTTCATCGGAGAAAGCCCTTGAACGACCATGTCAAGCAAAGCATTTGCAACACTTTCTTTCGTACATACCACCAATGCAGGTTTATCATTCCGGTCCTTCGTTTCTTGAAGAATAAGCCATGCCGATTTCAACGCATTTGCCGCTGAATAGTTAGCCGGAAGTTTGAGCTCTCCTGCTTCTTCAAAGTCTTTAATTTTAGACAATACAGTATCAACCACATCTTTCTGAACAATCGAAATGTTTTGTTGCGGTTGTTGTGCAGGAGCCGGTTGGGCTCCGTTTTTGTTGTCAAACACATTTCCTGTCTGACCTTGAGTTGTTTCTGCCATAATCTGTTACGTTAAATGATTATTGAATAGTTAATTTAGCACCTCTCTCTACAAAGAGGTTTATAATTTGTGACTTACAAGGGATAAGGTTACAAACGCTCTCCCGGTTATCTAACCAAATAGGAGCTGTCACACCTTTTGCCCGGCAAATAGCATTGATGATGTCAATACCGGCGTTCATCTTTGCGGCCGTATTCAGATCAGAATAGGGCGTACCGTCCACCATGCATTCACAGGTATCGAATTCTGTGCCATCTACCTGCGTATCGAACATCCGAAATTGAACATAGGAAAAAGCAGAATTGATTCGTTTATCAACCAAAGCTACTTTTGACTTCATAAAGTCAAGTATTGTGGCTTCGATCTGCTCGAAATCTGCAACCTGCTGCTGCATGGTACTTAGTTGTGACTGCAGTTCATTAATACGCTGTTGCGTACGTTCTATCAGTTTCCGTTTATCCAATCTTTCTTTGAGGGCATATATATCCGATTGAAGAGCTTTTTTAGCGGCAGTATATTCCGATACATCAGCAGGAGTATAATTTGTCCTTAGAGACCCTTCCAATAGTGCAATCTCTTTTTTCAGAGTGATATAGTCTCCATTCTTTTCTACTAAAATAGAAACATCCGCTATTTGAGGTTCAGCACTTTTCAACTGCTGTTTCTCACCTTCCAAGGTTGCCAACAGATTCTTTTTGTCTTTGATAACCTGTTCAAGGTCCCGAATCTGTTTTTGTAATTCTTCAATCCTAGCTTTGAGTGCAGTTCCTTTCTTAATATTATGATTCAAACAAAGAGATCTATTTGTTTGAAAAGCATCCTGCATTTCCTGTAATTTTCTGTTATAATCCTCTCCCTCAAATGCCCTATTACAAGTCGGGCAAACAAGATGGGAATTATCAGCTACAAACTGTTTCGAGTTGATAGCGCTATATTCCTCAAGTAATTTGCTTTTTTGCGATTGATATTCAGTCAAAGAATTATTTAATGTCAATAGCTTATTTTCCAAATAGCGAATATCCGTATTCATATTTGAAATAGAGCTTTCTTTTGCTGACAGATCAGAATACCAATTATCATGTTCCACATTAGAACTCCTTTTAACTTGTCTTCTCACCTCTTCAATTCGTTCATACTTCTCATCAATTTGATTGCGAATTACACGCCTACGAGCTGCTTCTTCCTCATCAGCCTTCGATCTGTCAGCAATCAGAGAATCATATTCTTTTATTTGGTTCTCCTTGATTTCTATATCGGAAGCCAAAGCTACCCAATCCTCTGGTTCCGGCATATTACGGTTGTTTTCTTCAATGCGTCCAGGAATGTCTGCTACCTCACCTTTAATCTTGTTCTTTTGGGAAACGATCTGTCTTTTGTAGTCATCAAGAGTTTTACCTGAATTCAAAGCGTTAATAAGCGGCAAAAACAACTCTTTGTTTCCTACTGTAATCAATTCATCGAATACGTCATTATTGGTAATATCACCACCTACAATCTCAAACAACATCCTGCGCTGTTCTTGCATCTTCAAAGAAGGGAAATAGGCCGGATTAGTAATCTGCCTGAAAAGCTGTTCCGGACAAATTGCCGAAACTTTGGAATCATATTCACCTTTACCCAGAGGAACATCATCAACATAATAATCGACCTTATGCCCGTCCATCACCTCTTTAGCGGTTCCCCGCTTCTTCACCCAGTTCTCTTTGTAACAACGACGGAAAACGGTTTCTATTCCATCTACCGAAAGGACCACAACAACTTCATGTTCTAATTTAGGAAAAGCTTTCCCTTCTGCATCAAGTGTTTTGATATTGAAGTCCGCACGATTCTGACTATCCTTTCCAAAAAGACACCACAAAAAAGCGTCCATCATGGAAGTTTTACCGGTTGCGTTGTCACCAGAAATATTGGTAACTTCTGGGTTGAAATTCACTTCTATAGAGCGTATGCCCTTAAAATTTGTGAGCATCATTCTCACGATTCTAATGTCTGCCATAATCTTGTTGCGTTAATACATTATCGATGTGTCATACGATACTTCCTAGGCGTGATGCCTACGTTCTTGAAAAAAGCCGCATAAAAGGATTGACGATTTGAAAAACCGACCATGTCGCTAATCTCTTCCACGTTTTTGTCTGCATAACGCTTATCCGTCAATAAATGCAAAGCATCTTTAATCCTGTATTCATTAACCAGGCAACAGTAATTCATACCAAAACGAGAGTTCACTACTGCGGAAAGGTAACGAGTATTCGTTTTAAGCTCTTTCGCCAAGTCTTTCGCCGAATAGTCAGCATCCTTGTACTTCTTCTGTCCAACGATGATATTCAGAATCTTGTTGTACAACTCATCTGCCAATGCCGGACGTATCAATGTACGATAGGCCACATTCTTCACTTTCTTTTCCCTCAAATTATAGGGACGCTTTTTTGAAAATTCTTCTGTACTCATAATCTTACTTTTTAAAGTTATTATTAAATGGCTGAAAAAACACGATCTTTTTTCTTTGCCTCTTGTTTACTTAAAGTTTTTATCTTGTGACACTTCATTAGTTTCACTGGCTCTGTACTTACTGCAAGCCATTTTCCAATATAATGTGTATGAGCTTCTTCTTCCGGAAGATTAGCCCAAATCACTAAAGTATCTTTATTGCCACCTTCATCCTTTAGATAAAGTCTAACTTTTGTTCTTATCATAGTATTTATGTATTAAAAATGTGCATGACGCCGGTTGAAGCCGATCTATTAAGGCAGGGCAGGCACCCCCACATTCCTCATGCACATTCAATTAGTATTTCTTTCCGTGCATCTTTTCACGATAGTCGTTATACTGCATCTTCTGTTCAATATGTTTCATATATACTCCCTCTTTTTTAATTTTGTATAACCACAATACACGTTCCTACCATAGTACCGGATTCTTTAAATTCTCCCCGATCTACATTATGTACATCTGCTTCAACTTCATCTATCCATTCTCTAAAAGCTTTTTCCTTTCTACCTTCTGCAAATTGCCAATGCGTTGATGCAATAGAAACAAGCCGACCACCAGGCTTTAAACAGTCAAACATCATCCGTATATGATCTATGTCTTGATTGTTCGAAAACGGTGGATTAGCCACTATTATGTCAAATGAGGTTTTACATTCTGCAAGAAAGTCAGACCCCAAAAGTTTAAATTGAGGTATTTTACCAAGGAATGATTGGTTTAATTCCATTAATTCATATCCGAATACACACATATCCGGAAATCTTCTATGAATAGCCTTTACGATGGCTCCACGTCCGGCACTTGGTTCCAGAACTGAATCATTAGGTTCTATTTCCGCAAACTTAACAAGTTGATCTGCCAAACTATCCGGAGTTTCAAAGAATTGAAATTCTTTTTTCAAGTTACGTTTTTCACCATTAGATATTTGTGCTAACAAATCAGTAGGATTAGTTTCAAAAACAAAACCTTGAACTTTACCTCCCTTCCATTTACCACCGATTAATTCAAGGTGTTTTTTCACTTCAAGGTATTCCTTACGCTCTAATTGAACACTAGGCAATTTTACGACATTACCTTCTACAGTACACTGTATCAAAATTTCTTTTGTTTCCATTTTACTAATTTTCATTATTGGTTAATTTGACTTTTTATTTTATCCGAAAGTTCTCCAGCATCCTTACAGTCTTCATCAAAATCACCATCACCTGTACCTCCCATGGACTCTAAGGTCAAAAGCACATCTATAAGTCTTTCAGCATCTTCCTGTGTTAATAGTATTTCTTTCATAATTGTGTACCGTCAAAAATCCCATGTATAGCTGCATATTCAGCATTGTAAACTGCGATCATCTCCTTCTTGGAATACATAAGCGGTGAATTATCCGATTTTCCCTTGCGTTGAGGATGAAGTCTTTTTTCTTTCACCATCTTTTTAACCCATGCTTCACCGTGGGTAAAGCTCTCTCCATAACGGGTATCTCGTTCCTCGAAGAACTTATAGGCTTCACGTTGAGTTATCAAATCCATTTTAGGGTGCAACAACTCTAGCATATTAGCAGCACCAAGTTCGGCTACCCCCGCCAAGAGGTTTTTTATTAAATACTGTTGATCTACCATATTATCCTCCTTTCTTTACAGAGTATTTCGCTTGATATATCAGAACCAAATCCCCTATCATCATCGTTAATGCTATAACTACCCTGCATACTTCCGTAGCATTTCCAAGTATCCAAAGGGCCAATAACATAATTATTATTGCTGTGGCAGTTTCACCTTTGCTCAATTCTCTTTCTTCTACTTCTTTTTTAGCCATAATCAGTGTTGCGTTAAATGAATCAATGTTGCGTTAAAGAGCCGTCTGTTTAAATAATCCTTTTTCGGCTGCGTATCTGTTAAACTCCGCCATCGAATGGACTCCAAGTTTGCGGAAGCTGTTACGACGATGATTGTTTACTGTATGGGAAGAGAGAAACATTCGTTTCGCTATATCCTCATCAGCAACACCTTCATAACATAAGCGCATTATTTCAAGCTGCCGATCTGATAAATTGCTGTTGAATTTCGGCTGACAAATCTTTTTAAACCCATCACATTCTCCCCGTAAAGGACAACCGACAAATTCAAACTTAAAGTTCCAATTTTCATCTATATCTACTTCGTTATCGTACAGCCCAAAGTTACATTTGATAAATCTCCGTACGGCCAAGAAATCACGGTAATATCTATTCCCATCATATCTGGCATAAGTTTTCCGTAACGCTTCGTATGCTTCTGGATAGAATTCCTCTAAAACCTCCAAGAATCGTTGAATGAATTCCGTATCGGACTCCCTCAACTGGCGTTCCGGCATTCCCATCTCTCTGATAGTAACCTCACCTTCCGGTGTCGTATAGAATTCAATCGGCCGCATGCTCAATCCTCCGGAAATAATTCTGATGCAGGTATGCCTAATTCTTTCTCAATCATAGCCTGTGCTAAAGCATCCGGTTTCTGTGTTCCGGCCAACCAACAACGAATAGTCTTTGTAGATTTCATTGTTATTTCTGCGATACGGTCTACAAAAGCAGACTTAGGAGCTTTGGATATTTTTCTATCAGGCAATGCGTCGTAATATCCTCTAAAAGTTCTCTGATTCAATATTGTACTTTCCATTTCTACAATAATCTTTTGCTAATAATTATTTTCTTATTACTTTTGTATCAACGTTGATGTCATAATCAGCGTTGCGTTAAATAGGACGTCCGGGATGTGAATTTCGGACGTTCTTCTTTTTTCCCTCCACCCTCCCCACAATCAGCGTTGCGTTATTGCCATAATAATGTTGCGTTAAATGGGACGTCCTAAATTTCGCTTCTTGCATTTCAAAAACCGATAGCATCTCAATGTCATTTTTTCCATTTTACCTCCTTATTTATTTGTTAATCACTCTGATTTGAACTATTTTTGTTCAGTTATAAAACTTATAACGGGACAAATATAGATACATTTATCTATATATCAAAGAAAACTTAGATATTTTTATCTACAATTTATTTTTTTATGCCCAAAAAGAGTGATAGCGCATTGCGCGACAGAGTTATAGAGTATATTAAAAATAAAGGAATGTCTGTTAGAGCCTTTGAAAAGGCAATAGGCTTTCCCAATGGTAGTATTGCGCAATACACAGACAACACAAGCAGAGACACATTGAATAAAATAGCATGTGCTTATCCGGACTTTGATATAGATTACATAATAACAGGCAAAAAAGAAAATGTAGATATAAGCATCTACAAACATCCTGTACCTTATGAATTCGTTCAGGCTATGATTGACGAGCGAAAGCGACACGACGAAATGAACGCAGAACTCATCAGACAAAATGGAGAACTAATAGACATGCTTCAAGAAAGGAAAAAAACGGCTGCCCGCATGGAAAGTGCTGCCGAATGTGCCGATGCAAGTGGATCAGGATTGGAGAAATAACATATAAAACACCAAAATACTAATAATTATGAAACGCATATTATTCATTATAATAATAACTGTAAATTCGTTACTTTCATATGCACAATACACAAGTAATAACGAATTAAATAAAGCAATATCTAATTCAAGAGAATCAATGACTGTTGACTCAAAACTATTTGATGGATTCTCGTTTGGCATGAATAGTAAAGCTTTTATTTCTACACTTGATTCACTTGTACAGAAAGGAAAGTGCATCAAAAAGAACGACATATATTTAGTTCTAAGAAAAGACAAAAACGGAATAAGCGAACATAAACAGGTTTTGATCCCAACTTTTGTACTTGATAAACTCACAGAAATGGTTAGCTACTTCTTCTATGAGCAAAATGGAATCAATAATCTAATATCCAATTTGGATTATGAAACTAACGGATTCAAAAAGTACCTTTACAACAGTGGTGAAAACGATATATATTTTTTATTCAAAAATAACATAATGATTTCCGCCACTTTAATTGACGGAAAATATATGGTTACTTACTCAAATACTAAAGAAACACAAGGAAAATAATATGGACTACAACCGATTTACTATCGACCTAATTAAAAGTACCTTTACTCAATATGCAGCAACAGGAACAATTAATGAAGATGCCCTAACAGATGGCATCAGTCAACTAAATAGAGCTATTGACAAGGCTCTTATATCCAACGAAGACGCAACTGTCTTAGAAAGTCTGAAAAGTGATCTACAGTATATTAGATACGAGTTACTATGACAAAGAAAGACGCTATCAAAATATTCGAAGATAAAAAGATTCGTACCGTCTGGGACGATAAGACCGAAGAATGGTATTTTTCCGTGATTGATGTTATCGAAGCCCTAACAGATACTACCAATCCGAGAAGATATTGGAGCGATCTAAAAATAAAACTTTCAAAGGAAGGTAGCCAACTGTACGATTCAATCGTACAGTTGAAAATGCCTGCCCCGGATGGCAAGATGAGAAAAACGGATGTTGCCACTACAAAACAGCTTTTTCGTCTCATCCAATCTGTTCCCTCTCCCAAAGCGGAGCCGTTCAAGCTCTGGATAGCACAAGTTGCCAAAGAACGATTAGACGAGATGCAGGACCCGGAGCTAACGATTGATCGTGCCATGATGGAATATAAAGCATTAGGCTACTCTGATAATTGGATAAACCAACGGTTAAAGTCTATTGAGATTCGCAAGGAACTCACCGACGAATGGAAAGCGCGTGGTTTGGAAGAAGGTGTTCAGTTTGCTACCCTCACAGACATCATCACTAAAACATGGTCGGGAAATACAACCAAAGAATACAAAAAATACAAAGGGCTAAAAAAGGAAAATCTCCGGGATAATATGACAAACACTGAACTTGTCCTCAATATGCTTGCTGAATTATCTACCAAACAAATTTCAGAAGCTAACAGCCCGGAATCCTTTAATGAACATATTGAAATAGCCAAGCAGGGAGGAGGTATTGCCCGAAATGCCAGATTAGAATTAGAAGAAAGAACAGGGCATTCTGTCATTTCCCCCCTCAATGCTAAACGGGTTCTACAGATAGACAATAATCAGAAAAAAGAAGAAAACCAAAAGGACAATGAGTAAACCAAGAGCATATACAGAAGAAACCTTATCCATAATTGCAAGATTCTTCCAAACAATAGATTTTCTCGTATCAGCCAAGCAGATACGTGGAAAAGCTACTTACTGCAGGCTATACAACATTGATCGTCGCAATTTCGATGCACAGTCAAAGAACCACTCTCTGGGATTCTTCCAAGTTTCCTGGTTGTTAGGCCTTATTAAGGATTTCAAAATTTCTGCAGAGTGGTTAATGACTGGTAAAGGAGACATGTTCAAAAAATAATATTATGACAAAAATAGACAGCAACAAAAAAATAGAAATAAACCTATATAAAGACCCATGGGATAAAGAAATGCACAATTTTGCTCCAGGAGAAGAAGATCAGTTTATGGAATGGTTTTTAGAAAATGCGAATGTTTATACATCCATAGAGAAAGAACTTACATTTAAACAATTATCTGATAAGAATATCCAAAGAAATCGATGCTTTGGCAACTCCCAGTATATAACAAATAAGTATGGCAAGACTTATGCAGAAGGTTTTATCCTTCATCCTTTTAACCAGGAGCTTTTGCCTGATCATTATCTTATACACGGATTCAATCTTGAAAATGAGACTATATTGGACTATACTCTTAACAAAGTAATCATATCAGAGTATTTACCCAAAGAATATTTTGGCATAATTATTCCAAAAGAATTTATAACTCAAAATTACAATGAATCTGACACCTATAATAAATCATTAATACTTGATTATTGGAGAACTATCAGATAATTTACTTATTTTTTTCTCCTTTTTACCCCATTGTCACCTGTAAGAACATACGTTATTACACGACGGTTAGCATCATCATTCTGCGAATAATCCTTTTCTAAATACATATCTGTCACTTTCATTGCATCATCGACATGATTCAAAGCTTCATGTACAACATACTTATTTATACGTAGATCATTGCGGGCAATAGTCGCCCATGAGTGGCGGGCTGCATAAAATTCCAAATCTTCAATACCCAGAATTTCGCCAATCTTTTTCAAACCTTTATTTACAGCAGTATTTAAACAATCCTTTGATGCGTACATACAATAGAACTTAAAGACTCTACGCCTTGTTTTATCCATATACTTTTCAATCAACGGCATAGCCTCTGGTTCTATTTTAACACTAATCTCCGCCTTATCATCTCGACGATTTTTTGTCTTAGTTCGCTGATAAGTAATACGGCCATCAGCTATACAATCACAATTAAACAAATCAACTGTATTCATTCCGATAAGATAAAACGATAAAGCAAACACATCTCTTGCCAAGTTCACACGTGTACATCCAATATTCGTAGAAGGCTGGTCCGGAAGAGTTAATATCTTCCTTATTGTTTCTGCCGATAGATTTCTCTTTTTTGCAGGAGTAGGTTTCTTCACATGGTACTTTTGGAATGGAGACCAGGGAATCCGAATAATCCCCATTTCCTCATCATTATATTCTTTTTTTGCCAAATTATGTAATGCGCGAATATAACCAGGATATAAAGATAGTGCCCGATCACCAAGTACACGATTACTCAACGGCTTTCTATCTTTCAGCCATTTCTCGTAATCTTCCATAAAAACAGAAGTTATTTCTGAAATAGCTAAAGTATCTCTTTTGATAAATCGCTTCAAACTTTCAATAGTCGTTTTATAGCTTCTGGCGGAACCGCCATGCCCGTCCTCTTCCATCTCTTTTATTTTCCGGACAGAAAAAGCTATAAAATCTATGTTCTCTACTTTTGGTTTTACTCCATTTTCCAGCTCTTTAATCAAATCATCAATAGGCATACTCTTCAACTTCAAGCCAAGTTCGGTACAAATCGCTTCATACTCTTCTATCATCTTGTCCGTTTTATCCGTTATGTTCTTTTTTAGTTTAAAAGAGGAACGGGTGATATCGTCCTGCTTTACATAGATAGGAGTAGACAGATATTTTTTCTGCCGGTTATGCGTCACTCTAATTTTCACATTCCAAGTTCCGTCAGAACGTTTTTGATGTTTATACACCTCTGCCTTAAAAGTTGCCATAGTATTTTATTTAAGTTGTGGAACAATAGTAGAACATTCCACCGCAAATATATAAATTTTCATTGGTAAAGTGCGGTAATAAAAAAACCACGCTATGTTAAAAGCGTGGCTTAAAGTACACCCGGAGGGAATCGAACCCTCATCTCAAGAACCGGAATCTTGTATTCTATCCATTGAACTACAGGTGCTTATGCTAATTACACTGGCTAGAGTAGTATGTTAATATAAAATTTTCTTAAAATTTTCGTTCAAATTTTGTTCCCATAGGTGGTGGACGAACCGGAAACCTCCATTCTATCCATTGAACTACAGGTGCTTATACTTATTTTATCAAATTAGAAAAAACACCTTTGTTGCTTAAACAAGGAAGCCATTCTTTCTAAATGCGAGGACAAAAGTATAAAAAATCTTCTCATCTTCCCAATGATTCTCCTTTTTTTATAGTTCTTAAGGTACTTCCCTATATTAGGAGACTGTTATTTTGAAATGCTTTAGAGCATTTACTTTATCAAATTGACAATCTTTTAGAGAATATCCATTACATATA